CTACAAAAATGTATTAGAAACACAATCAGAATATGTATATTGGTCAGGTCACTCAACAGCAATGCTTGCATCTGCTGGTGAAACTAGAACAATTGCACAATCAAGTACAACTGCTTTCTTAAGACCTTCTCTACATGAGAACACATCATTAAGTGGTGGTGCAGATGGAAGACTTTCAACTGCTGGTCAAAAACATGGTGCATGGTCAACTCACTTCGGTGATGCAGAACTTATAGACATCTCTTTCCTACTTGTCGGTTCTTCTAGAACAGATAACGGAAGTGGTGTAGAACAAGATATTCTTGCAGATTGGACAACACTTACAAATCAAGCAATACTACTATGTGAAACTAGAAAAGACTGCATGGCAATCGTCTCTCCAAGAAGAGCAGATGTTGTCAATGTTTCTTCAGAATCAACTGCAAGTGCAAATGTTATAACAACATGTAACACTGCAACTTCAAGTTCATATGCAGTACTAGACTCAACATGGGTTTATCAATACGACAGATTTAACGACAGATACATTTGGATACCTGCTTCATCACACACTGCTGGAATTATGGCAAGAAGTGATTTACAAAGAGATGCATGGGTATCACCTGCTGGATTCTCAAGAGGACAATACCTAGGTATTACTAAACTTGCATTGAATCCTAAACAGGCATCTAGAGATGACCTATATCGTGCAAGAGTTAACCCAGTTGCAACATTCCCAGGCCAAGGTACAATCCTGTTTGGTGATAAAACTGCATTATCAACACCTTCTGCATTTGATAGAATTAATGTAAGAAGATTATTCATCGTCTTAGAAAAAGCAATCGCAACTGCAGCTAAAGCTCAGTTATTTGAATATAACGATTCGTTCACACGTGCTCAATTTAGAAGTGCAGTAGAACCTTTCCTAAGAGATGTGAAAAACAGAAGAGGTTTAACAGATTTCTCAGTAATATGTGATGAGACTAACAACACTGATTCAGTGATTGATAGAAACGAATTCGTATGTTCAATATTTGTGAAACCTGCTAAATCAATTAACTTTATTACTTTAAACTTTGTTGCCGCTAGAAGTGGTGTCGAGTTTACTGAAGTATACAGTGCAGTTTAATATTAGGAGTATATAAATGGCAACAATAGACCAATTCAAAGCACAATTAATCGGTGGCGGCCCAAGAGCTAACAGATTTAGAGTGTTCGTACCTCGTTCAGGACAAAATATCGAATTACTTGCAACAGCAACATCAATGCCTGCTTCAACAGTTGCAGAGATTACAATCCCTTTCAGAGGAATGAACCTTAAACTTGCTGGTGACAGAACATTTGATGCATGGACAGTTAGTATCATTAATGATATTGAGTTCTCTTCAAGAACTGCCCTAGAAGGATGGCAACAAGATATCGCTGGTTACGGTGATTCAGCTGCTGCTACTAATAACGATTACTTAGTATCAAGAGCATTTGTAGAACAACTAGGTAAAGATGATTCAGTTCTAGCGAGATATGAGTTCTTTAATATGTTCCCGACTTCAGTAGGTTCAATTGAATTATCAACTGAACAAGCAGACGGTCTAGAAACATTTGAAGTAAGTTTCTCATATTCTCACTGGGAAAGAGTAATCTAAGACAATTTAAAGTGAAATTAACCCTTTTAAGGTGTTATAAATAATAGTATGGAAATATTTGGATTTGAAATATCTCGTAAGAAAGACGAGTTAAGGGCCACAGAGACACCGAACGCAAGTTCGTTTGTCCCTCAAGTAGACGATGACGGCACTCCCGTCATTAGTCAACAGGCAGGATTTATCGCAGGAGGTGCTTATGGTGCCTATGTCGATATGGAAGGTGGTATCAAGAATGAGGTTGAACTCATTAGAAGATACAGAGAGACTTCCTTAGTACCTGAATGTGACGCTGCTATTGAAGACATTGTTAATGAGTGTATCACCTCGGATAGTGCCGATAGGATTGTAACACTTGACCTCAGAGACCTAAAACTCTCAGATGGTATTAAGAAAAAGATACAGGACGAGTTTTACACAATCCTATCACTAATGAAGTTCAATCAGAACTCTCATGAAATATTCCGAAAATGGTACGTTGATGGAAGAATTTACTTCCATAAAGTCGTTGACTCTAAAAGATTAAAACAGGGTATAGTTGACATTAGAAATGTTGACCCTCTTAAAATCAAGAAAGTTAGAAACGTAGAGAAAGACAAAAAGAACGGCGTAGAGATTATTAAAAAGATAGAAGAGTTTTATGTTTTTAATGACAAAGGTTTTGACAAGACAGGTGCTAACGAAGGTGCAACTGTTAAAATTGCTCCCGAAGCGGTAACATATACTACTTCAGGACTCCTTGACTTCAACAAGAATGCAGTCATAGGATATATGCATAAGGCATTGAAGACTGCAAATCAGTTATCAATGATGGAAGATGCACTAGTAATCTATAGATTATCTAGGGCTCCTGAAAGAAGGATATTCTACATAGATGTAGGTAACCTCCCAAAAGCAAAAGCAGAACAGTATCTTGCAGACGTTATGAATAAGTATAGAAATAAACTTATCTATAATGCAGATACAGGTGAAATCAAAGATGACAGAAAACATATGAGTATGTTGGAAGATTTTTGGTTACCAAGAAGAGAGGGTGGAAGAGGAACAGAAATATCTACCTTGCCAGGCGGACAAAACCTTGCAGAAATTGATGACGTAGAATACTTCAAGAAGAAGTTATACCAATCATTAAATGTTCCTAGTTCTAGGATGGAGTCAGACAACGGATTCAATATGGGTAAGTCGTCTGAAATTTCTAGAGACGAACTTAAGTTTAATAAGTTCACTAACAGACTTCAGAAGAAGTTTGCTAGAGTGTTTACAGATATCTTAAAGACTCAATTGGTTCTTAAAGAGATTGTAACTGGAGAGGAGTTTGATAAGTATAAAGACTACATTCAATACGACTTTACTGCAGACAATCACTTCACTGAACTGAAAGAACAAGAGATACTAAGAGAGAGATTAGATGCGCTTCAGAGTGCGTCAGAGTACGTTGGACAGTATTTCTCACAAGAGTATGTAAGGAAGTACATATTAAGACAGACAGAAGAGGACATCAAGTTGATTGATGACCAAATAAAGGCAGAGAAAGAAGCAGGAATTGGTCAAAATGACGATGACGGTGGATTCTCACAGTATTAGGAGTAAATTATGAGTATAGCAAAAGACATTGTTGACACTATTGAAAAGGGTGAGTTGGTAGATGCCAAAGAACTCATCAACCAAGGAATTAAAGAAAAGGCTGCAAGTGCAGTTGATTTTAAAAGAGTAGAATTACAAGTGGATTGGATGACTAATCCCGAAGAACACACTGGAGTGTAAATGAAAAGTTTTGCAGAAATACGAACAGAATTGAACGAGGCAAAATTCAAGTTGCCTAATGGTTCTAAGTTGTTGAAAAAGGATTCTGCAAAGGTTGGTTCTAGTAAGGTAGATGTACATTTTGTGCAGAACAAGAAGAACAAAGTAGATATTTACTTAGATGGTATGTTGTTTGGTGATGACCCTTACAAAGACCTGAAATCTGCTGAGAAAGAATTTAAAGACATGAAAACTTTGATGATGAGTATGGGTGAAGAAATTACACTAGAGGACATAACAAATGAAATTAATAGCTGAATTTAACGAGAATATTGCACCAATTATCACCGAATCAAAATCGGGTGGTAAAGATTACTTCATTGAAGGTGTTTTCATGCAAGCTGACATCAAAAACCGTAACGGTAGAGTCTATCCAAAAGAAATAATGGAGAAAGAAGTAAATCGTTACAACAAAGAGTTCGTTGAGAAGCAACGTGCTTTCGGTGAGTTGGGACACCCTGAAGGGCCAACCATCAATCTTGATAAAGTATCACATCTTATCCAAACATTGACTCTAGAAGGGTCAAACTATGTTGGTAAAGCAAAGATTTTAAGTACCCCTAATGGTGAGATTGTAAAAGCTCTTATCAATGATGGTGCTAAATTAGGTGTATCATCTAGAGGTCTAGGTTCACTAGAACAAAAAGGTAATGCACAATATGTTAAAGGCGATTTTCAACTTGCAACTGCAGGTGACATAGTCGCTGACCCATCCGCTCCTGAGGCATTTGTCGAAGGTATAATGGAAGGGGTTGAGTGGATAATGGGAACAAATGGGGTGTTAACTGCTATACAAGCAGAAGACTTCCAAAGAACCCTTAAATCTACACGACTAAATAAGTTAGAAGAAACTAAGTTAAATCTATGGAAAAGGTTCGTTGAGAGTCTATAACATATAAATAAAATAGAATAGATTAAATATAATCTAAAACAGGAGAAAAAAATGGCAGAGTTAGAAAATAACCTAGAAACTACGGAAGTAGTTGAGACTATGGAAGAAGGTGTTCAACCTGATTCTAAGTCAGAAAAAGGTGAT